GCGCTGCCGATATCATGGATGGAGTACTCGCTACTCTCAATGAAGACCAGCAAGAAGCTGTTGCTATTTTGGTGGAGGCATCTACTGATGAAGCTCTTAAAAACATGGAAAAAACCGTGAATGAACAATTTGACGCTGCTGTTGATGCAAAAGTAGGCGAAGTCTTGGATAACATTGCTGAAAGTATCGATGACGAAGATGACGAAGATGAAGAAATTGAACAATCTGCCCTAGGAGGACAAACTATGCACTACAATGCATTCGAACAATCTGCACCTAATCGTGATGAAGAAATCCGTCACTCATTGACTGCTGCCCTTGAAGCTGCTCAGAAATCAGGCCGCAAAGTTGGTCAAGTTCTTTCTGAAATGGAAAATGGCGACGTACTTCAACACTCAATGAATAACATTGAAATGTTGTTCCCTGACCACCAATTGCAAAATGGTGTTCAAGTAATCTACTCACCTAATACCGCTACTGAACATATTCTTAGTCGCGTAACCAAAGTTCCAACCGCCTTTGTTAAATCAATCATGACAGACCTTTCTGACTTGACTGATGAGCAACTCCGCGCTAAAGGTTATATCAAAGGAACCGAGAAGAAAGAACAAATTCTTTCATTCCTTTCTCGTAAGACAGATCCTCAAACGATCTATAAAAAACAATCTATTGACCGTGATGACGCTATCGATATTGGTCAACAATTGAACGTTGCTGCATTCTTCAACCAAGAAATGCGTATCAAACTGAATGATGAAATCGCTCAAGCAATCTTGGTATCTGATGGTCGTACATCAGGAGATACTAACAAGATCAAAGAAGACCGCATTCGTCCAATCACAAAAGACGATGACTTCTACACGATCAAAGCTACTTACAATCCAAACATGCTATTGGATATCTTCCAAACAGTCGCTGAAGAAAAGACTAAGATGCTTGGTTCAGGTATGCCATCATTGTACATCAATCCTCTATTCTTGACAAAACTTCGTTTCTTGCGTAACAAGAATGAACAATGGGTATTCGGCGGACAACAACCTGCTACTAAAGAATATCTTGCTTCATTGTTCGGTGTAGCTGAAATTGTTGAAACAAACTTCTTGAAACCTGAAGAATTGATCATGGTTAACCTTGCCGACTACCAAATCGGTACAAATCGTGGTGGTGAAGTGAACACATTCGAACACTTCGATATCGACTACAACAAACAGAAATACTTGATCGAAACTCGCTTGTCTGGTGCCCTTACTCGTGCGAAAGCAGCGGTTTACTTCAAACCTGCAGCTGGATCAGCAGCTGGATCTGAAGCTGCTCGTACAAACGTTCCTGGGGGATAAGAAATGAAGTTCAGCGGTGAAGCTGGTTTTCGATTGAAAGACGTCGAGGTAGAACCTGATGTCTTTGAACCGCAATTGGTTACAAAGATTATCAAAGGCAATGTTGTTCAGAATAGATATGGTCGTCAAAATGGCGACAAATCTACAATGGATAACATTACAATTACCAACCAGCTTTCTATCGTTGCCAATCAATTTCTTATGAAGCATATTGCAAATCTGCTTTATGTTAAATTTCAGGGCGTAAAATGGAAAGTTGTTTCATACAACATAAAGGCGCCTAGAATTTTTGTGGATTTAGGAGGAGTCTATAATGAGCAAGAGGATTCTTATCCGGGATTGCATTCAGAAAGCGATAGCGAAAACGGGCGAGAGCTATAGCCTCTACTACAATCCCACAGAACAGACGACATTGAAATATCCTTGTATTCTTTACAGGAGAAAAGCGATTCGTCAACGACATGCTGATAATATTCGGTATCATACTCATGAAGAGTATCAAATTACTGTGATTGATAAGCGTGTCGAATCGCCAGTGGTTGACGCTCTACTAGATGAGCAATACTGCTACTACAATAGTGAATTTGTTAATAGTAACATGATTCACACAATACTAACAATTAATTCAGGAGGATTAGCAAATGGCTAAATTAGTATTTGACGAACTTGGAAAACGCTTTTATGAGACTGGTGTCTCTAATGCGGTTCTATTTGTACAAGCAGACGATGGATCATATCCTCGCGGGGTAGCTTGGAATGGTATCACTGCAGCGAATGAATCTCCATCAGGTGCAGAATCAAATGACCAATATGCTGACAACATTAAATACTTGTCACTTACTGGTGCTGAGAAATTTGAAGGTACTATCGAAGCATTCAGTTCTCCAAAAGAGTTTGATGAATGTGATGGTATGGCTACAATTGCTAAAGGTGTTACAGCACATCAACAAAACCGTAAAGCATTTGGTTTTGCGTTCAAATCAATTCTTGGTAACGACGTTAAAGGTAATGAATACGGTTACAAACTTCACTTGTGGTACGGATGTAAAGCTGCTCCATCTGAGCGCTCACATGCGACTGTCAATGATAGTCCAGAGCCACAAAACCCATCATGGAGTGTTACTTCAACACCTGTTCCAATTCCTGGTAAGAAACCAGCTTCTGTATTAACCATTACATCCACAGAAGTTGATGCTGCTAAATTGGCTAAAATTGAAGAAGCTATTTACGGAACAGAATCACGTGATGCGTATCTTCCAACGCCACAACAAATTATTGCGATGTTGGCATAATTATTAATTAAAAGGGGTATTCACAAATGTTAAAACAAAAAGTAAAGTATGAAGATTTCGATGGAAACATCCAAGACGAAATCCTATATTTCAATCTTAGCCGTATGGAACTTGTAGCATTGCAAGGTCGTTACGGAAAAGAAGATATGGCGAAATACATCGAGAAACTTATCGAAGATAAGAATCTTGAAAAGATGTACGAATTACTTAATGATATTGTCCTAACTGCTTATGGTATTCGCTCTGAAGACGGTAAACGTTTCATCAAGAACGATCAAATTCGTGAAGAGTTTGTACAATCACTTGCTTATGAAGCATTGATTGAAGACTTCCATGATGAAACTCGTAAAGTGTTAGAAAATTTCGTTACAGGAATTACTTCACATATCCGTGGTTTGAACAAAGCAGAGAACGCTGTCTCTGCTCCAGCTTAATAAGGGTTGGCGTGTATACAATGCACGCCTCCTTTATTTTTAAATTTTTTGAGGTGTGAATATTATGGCGTCAGAGTTTTTAACATTGAGAATTGATGATGTTGAGTTATGGGATGATGATAAACAGGAATTTATTATTGAACCTGGTCGAGAAGTGACATTTAGATACACGCTTAAAAATCTTGACAAGTGGGAAACGAAACATGAAAAACGTTTCATAGATAATATTGACAATATTGCCCCCGAGGACATATTAGATTTTATCCAATGTATCTGCGATCAAGACATAGACGTTACAAAATTATCACAGGAGAATTATAACGATATTGTTTCATATCTACAGCATACACCATCCGCTACAACATTACCAAAATCGCAAGGTTCTGCCGCAGCTGGATACAGTAGAAAGAAGATATTTACATCTGAGATAATTTATGCTCATATGGCATTGAATCATATTCCGTTTTCATGGGAAGATAGAAATTTGAATAAGCTCATTATGTTGTTAAACTGCGTCGGCTCGCTACAAGAACCGCCTAAGAAGATGACTCGAGCGGAAGCTATGGAAGAGCATCGTCGTGTTATCATGGAACGTAGACGTCAAGAAGAACAGAGGAGGAAACTTGATTGAGTGATAAATATATTGCTATATCCTCCATTGATACTATCCAACATTTCGGGATTAAAGGTATGAAATGGGGAGTACGATCACGATATTTAGTCGATCGAGTAAAAGGGCATCATACGTATAAACGTGAATTGCGTAATGCTAAAATCAAATACAAACAGAATCGACCAGAATTATATAGTCGAGCTCTTAAAAAATCTGCTATAGCCGCTTTAGCTCTTGGTGTGGCAGGACGTAATGCTGATATGCTTAAATATGGTGTATCTGGGGTCGCGGGATCATATGCTTTAGATAAGTTGACTGGCCGACACGGGGCAAAAAGAGAATACAAACAAGAGCGAAGAAATCTAAAAGACTCTTACCGAGACTATAAACAATATCTAAAAGATAAACGTAGACAAGACTTGAAAGAGGGGTAATGTATGTTTTCTTTTGATAATAAAGGATCCTTTGATGATCTTGAAAAATTTCTTAAGAAGAATCGTAAGAGTTCTTTAGATCCTCTTGGTCAGAAAATAGTCGCTGCTTTAAAAGCAGCCACTCCAAAAGATTCTGGTGAAACTGCAGATAGTTGGGACTATGTTATTAAACATACCAGTCGTGGGGAAGAACTAGAAATTATAAATACTAATGTAAATGACAATGTGAACATCGCGATTATCATTCACTATGGACACGGTACTGGTACGGGAGGTTATGTTCCTCCACAACCATATATTGATACTACAATTGATAAAGTCTATAAAGCTACAATTGATAAAATATTGAAGGAGTATATTTTATGAATGATACTATCCAACATTTCGGAATTAAAGGTATGAAATGGGGTCAACGTAACCGTGTGGCACATTTAACGAATAAATATATATCTAAAGGTTATGACCAAAACACTGCATACGCAAAAGCTATTCGACGATCAAATGTTGAACGAAAATTGAAGAAAGCCGCCATTGTAGGTGGAGTTGCTTTAGCAGCTTATGCTGGTTATAAAGGCGCAAATTATTTAATGGCAAAAAAGAAAATGGATGCTGTTAAATCAGGTCTAGATACAATGAATCAAATTAGAGAATCGAACATGTTACCGAAAAAAGGTAAAATGGATAAAATTCGAGAAGCTAGCAAGAAATTAAAAGACAAGACTAAAGATATTCGTGTGAATAATACGAATAAAATCAAAGAAGCTAGTAAGAAAGTTGCCGATCGAGTGAGAGAAGTTCACCGAAAAGACACCGAACGATTTACTAGTCGGATGAAAGAAGCTATGGAAGCGCAAAAAGCTGCTAGCTTTAAAGATAAAAAGTCTGTGGGACAAAAGTTAAAAGAAATTTCTACCAACTTTAAGAACATCAATAAGAAAGCTAAAACACAAACAGCAGCTATCGATGCAGCTAATAGTGATGCTTTGAAGATGTTTAAAGAATTATCTAAAAAGAAAGTATAGGTAAACTATGAGCGGATATGTAGACGAAAAAGTTGCTCGAGTCTCCTTAGACAATAAAGGTTTTACTAAAAACGTAGAAGATACTATTAATGCTTTGAATCGTTTGAAGAAAGCTTTCGATACTGTCAATGGAAAGTCAGCAGCGCAAAACATTGACTCTGATATGTCAACGATGTTGGACACAATTTCAAAATCAACAACAAAATCAGAGGGACTACTATCTCGCCTAAAAGGAATCTTCCAAAAGAGCACTCAAGGTATTGACATGTCTGGAGCGGCTCAAGCAGTTGATAAGATGAATGCGGATGTCGAGAATCGTACTTCTCGTACATCTGACATCTTGTCGCGATTAAAAGGTATTTTCCAGAAGGCAGATAATCACGAAGGATTTCCAAACTCAATCAAATCTATTGATAGTCTCAATAATAAAATTGCTGTGTTTGATGCGTCACCATTGGCTGCTGCATTTGAGAAAGCTGCCAATTCTGTAAGTGGATCCATGACAGCTATGAATGTGGCAGTTGGTAATGTCTTGACCGGTCTTATCCAGAAGGCTATGAATTTTACAGGACAATTCTTCAGAGGTCCTATGGACGGTCTTGGTGAGTATAAAGACAAACTAGGATCTATTCAAACAATCATGACGAATACTGAATGGGAAATTCCAGATTCAAGTGTCCGTATGAAAAGTGTATCTGCTGCTTTACAAAATTTGAATGATTATGCCGATAAAACAGTATATTCATTTGCTGATATGACTAAAAACATCGGTACGTTTACTGCTGCAGGTGTTAGTCTAGACAAATCTGTATCTGCCATTAAAGGTATTTCAAATTTAGCGGCTGCTTCTGGATCATCAACATTACAAGCATCTACTGGTATGTATCAGTTATCACAAGCACTTGCTGCCGGTAGAGTAGGACTTCAAGACTGGAACTCTGTTGTCGCCGCAGGTATGGGTGGTAAATTATTCCAAGATGCTTTACTAAAAACCGCCGAAAATATGGGCGTTGCCGTTGACAAATCAAAAGCCTTTCGTGAAACACTTAAAGATGGATGGTTGACTTCGGAAGTCCTAATAAAAACATTAAATGAGTTTGCAGAAAACCAATCTATGTTGGATGCTGCTCAAAAAGTAAAAACCTTTGGACAATTAGTTGATACTGTTCAAGAATCCATTGGTTCTGGATGGGCAACTACTTGGGAATATTTCTTAGGTGGATTCGAAGAAGCTCGAGATATGTGGACCAAGATTGGTGAAGTGGTGAACCCATTCTTCAATGATGACCAAGGAACTTATGAAGATGCCGTAACTGGAATGACGTTGAGTCTTGGTAACTATCGTAATGCCTTATTAAAAACATGGAAAGATATGGGAGGACAACAGAGTCTCTTTAATTCTATCCAAAACAGTTTTGAATTTGTATTCGGAGCCATGACAAAATATCGTGAAGGTTTTCGTTCGGTTATTGGTGATTATAAATCAAATGCACAAGTATTTTATGATTTCACAAAAGGCCTAGAAAAATTTACAGAAGGTCTCAAGAACAATACCAATTTCATGACCACAATGGCGTCTGTCGGTAAGGCGGTTGCCAATGTATTTGTGACGATTGGATGGGCACTTAAGACATTATCCACCGGGTTTAATTCCGTAGGGCAAAACTCTGATAAGGTCATATTACCTATTAAGAATATAGCGGACAGTATATCAAAATTCTTTGAAATGCTACGTGCCAACACAAATGTCCATATTGGTTTAATTTACATGGGTAAAGCAATCGCAAATGTATTCGCTATTTTAGCATCATTATTTAAGATTGTAACATTAGTATTACGTGAATTCTTTAGCGCATTTTCTGGCGGAGATGGATCTGGTTTTAAAGATTTTGCTATTATACTCTTTAAGATTACAGAAGCTATTCGTAAATTTGTGGAAGGATTAGAACAAGGTATTCAATCCGTTGGATTGTTTAAAGCAATTGGTCATTTAATTGCGTCAGTATTTCAAGGTATATTTGCTGTTATTTCAGCAGTATTTGGAAAAATCCTTGGATTGAGCAACCCATTTACGGGTCTTACAACTATTTTATCTGGCGCCGCGAATGCTATATCTAAGTCTGGAGATTTTATTAATAAAGCTTTGACCGGATTGGCTAATAAAATGGGCGGCGCTTGGGATG